AACATAACGGATTCTTTGATTGACATATGATTTTGAAAAACGCACTATACCTGTAGATGAACGTGCTCCCAAACCTGTGGTCTGGGGTGTTTGATATTGAGTTGATGTAGAAGAGAGAGTATGGGTTTTATCATAGATTATGCTAAATCTCTTACGAGTATCCCAATTCTTTTCTGAAAGGATGAATTGTGTTTTATCTGCATTACTTGTGTTACTTCCTACAAGCACACTTTGTAATACCTCAGGCCAGTAAACTTGATTTGTTACATTCCCACCAGCAGTAGAAACAGCACTAGGCTGATTATCCCAGAACAGAAATACCCTAACGGATGTTATGTCTGGTCCAAATTCCGATGCACGGAGGAATGGTAAGTTAAGACGATAGTTTAAGTCAATATGTTTAAATGTAACTTGGTCACCAACCCTTTCTAAGTCAGTAAGGCCTTGTGAAGCCCCAATTGAGATGGGGACAATTTGGTCTTGTCTTGACGCCGTAGTACCGCCATCATAAGAATCAACCGTTGTTGCATTCGTTGTCATACCGTACTTCGTTTCGATGGTATCTGATATCTCGTCTAATTTTTTCTTCATACTCTTCATTAACTCATTTTGTGCCTTATCAACACTTTTGGTGGCTCGAGCGGCTCGTTTTTTGTTTTTCCTAAAGTTTCCCATGTTATAATATAAACGAAGACAATTATTTTTCCTAAAGTAAATACAATTATTATTTAAACGCTGCGCGTACAAATCCACATATTTAAAATATTTAGGAATACTATAACATGACTAAAGATAGTTCCAATAGTTCTAAGAAGAAATCTGGTAATACTAGACAGATTTCTCCAGCCAAGCACTGGTTTTTAACCCATAACAACTACACAAAAGAATGCATAAAATTATTGTGTGCCAGTAGTTCCATAAAAAGATATTGTTTCCAAGAAGAGATGAGTGAATCCGGAACCCCACATCTTCAAGGACATTTTGAATTTACACGAAAAATTAGACCAGTTGGTTTTTTCAAGGGTACCCCCTTACAAAAAGCACATTGGGAGAAAACTCAGAATCGATTAGCAGCGATTCATTATTGTTCCAAACTGGATACCCGAAACGGGCAAACGTATAAAAAAGGTTTTCCTAAAAGTGTATTTAGGAAGCCCAAGTGTATAACACAAGACATGTTATACCCATGGCAGAAACATATTGTTGATGAATGTCAACAAATACCTGATGATAGGACTATCAACTGGTATTATGAAAATAAAGGTAACGTGGGAAAAAGTGCAATGGTGAAATATTTATGCATCCACGAAAATGCTATGCTTATATCAGGCAAGGGTGCGGATATAAAATATCAAATAGCGTCTGCTGAATTCTTTCCGGATATTATCGTTTATGATATACCCAGAACTGCAGAAGGATATGTTAATTATACAGCGTTAGAAGAAATTAAGAATGGAATCTTTTCTTCACCTAAATATGAAAGCAAGATGGTCATCATGCCAACACCACATGTTTATTGTTTTGCGAACTTTGAACCTAATCTAACTACGATGTCACAAGATAGATGGAATTTAATTAATTTAGAAGATGAAACAAATTAAATATTTTTGTTTCTCTACACTCACTGAAAATTTTGATAAAACGGTACGGTAGACCGTTTTACCAAAAGCCACGGCACTTTTCATCTCGACTAATAGTATACTTATATATATTATTAGGCTATTATCTTTATGCATCCTCATACAATACTCTAATGTTGTAATCTATAAAAGGCATGCGAGAAGTAAGGGTCCCCCCTGACTGGTCGGGAATTGAATTCTGCGCATCCGACATGTAACCAAAGTACAATTTACGATTCTGTGGAATGGCTCCTCCATTAACATAACGGATTCTTTGATTGACATATGATTTTGAAAAACGCACTATACCTGTAGATGAACGTGCTCCCAAACCTGTGGTCTGGGGTGTTTGATATTGAGTTGATGTAGAAGAGAGAGTATG